ACGCCAGCGCTACTTTGCGCAAGGGCGATAAGGGCGACCATGTTGTGACGTTGCAGAAAGCGCTCAACTCGATCGGCTACAAAATCAGTGTTGATGGCTCATTTCAAGCTACGACAGATTTAGCAGTTCGTCGCTTCCAACGTAAAAACCGTTTAACTGTTGATGGCATTGTGGGCAAGCAGACGTGGTCTCGGCTTCGAGCCAAGCAGACCCGCCCGGTCGTGACGACTGAGGCTCGCCCATATCCGGGTCGGGTTATCAAGCGCGGCAGTCGTGGTCCCGATGTACGATGGTGTCAAGAACATCTCGGTGTCCGGCTTATCGACGGAGTATTTGGGAAAAAGTCAGAAAGAGCAACTAAGCAATTCCAAGAGCGTAGACGTCTTTCGAAAGACGGCCGCATTGGCCCCAAGACGTGGTCGGCACTTACGAACAACTAGGAGTATCGATGTTTCAAAAAGCATTTCTTATGGACGTACTAGAGCGAGCAGTTTCAACTGCGATGCAAGCGTGGGCGGCAGCTTTTCTTGTGCCGGGACCAAATCTGCTGGACAGTGTGAAAGTGGGAGCAATAGCTGGACTAGTAGCAATAGCGAAGGCCATCACTGCTCGCAAGACTGGCGACGAGTCAGCTAGCTTTTGTCGAGTGACGGAAGGCTAGTCCTCAACTAAACGACGGTGAGAGACAATCATCGTTCGAAGCAAATCAATCTCAGCTAACCCAACTCGGATTCTTTCCCGAGCAGTGCGGTAAGCCTCTTCAGCTACTGTGGCTTCAAACTCGAGGTCGGCGGTTTGTTCGTCGACTCGCGCTCGCCGTTCGTCCACGGTGTCTTTAGGGTGACGCGCCCGAGCTTCAAGAAACGCTTTTGCTTTAGCGAGTTTGTAGTCTCTGACTGCGCCAGCTTGAGCGCTTGCTAGTTGAAGAAGGCTGGTGACTACTTCGTCTATCTCGCGCCGTATCTTGAATGCTCGTTCCTCGAGTTCGGCTGGTGACCACGGGCGACTCATTGACACTCCAATATATCTATGCTATAATGAATACTGGAAGGAGGGAGGTGAGATATGGAACACAAGTTACCAGAGCCACTTCGCCGCCACTTCGGTTGCAAGGTTGGCTGGATGACTTTCGCCACTCTTGAGGAGGCAGAGGCTTGGCTACCAACCGTATATGCCAATGCCAGTAGCAAGATGGCGAGGGGACACGACTTCGGTTGGTCCCGACCCGGTGAAATTCGCGAGAACGACGCCGGTGAGTTCATCCTAACCTACGTCTAACCTCAACCAATCGGAGAGCGCTCTCACTGAGGGCGCTTTTCCGCGTTCACACCCACCGCCGTTCGATACCCAATGTCGGTGAGCTTGTAGACCTGCCCGGTGTTACCCGGAGTCGTAGCTCGCTCTTCTGGCAGTCCGGCCCCGTTGAGCTTTAGTTCGGCCCAACCGTTGTCACGGATTTCCCCGAGTCGAGTCGCTGCTTGATTCCGAGAGATGTTGCGTCCTGATCCATCGACAATATGGTCAGCGAGTTGAAACGCCGTCAAGCCCTCGGGGTAAACAGCTTTCAAAGCGATTAGAGCTTGCGCTTTCTGCGTACCAGATTTCACCCGTGATGCAGCGACATGGCTAGTGACTGGATGGGCGTCAGATACTTTGCCGCCGACCTGATCCCACAATGATGCTTGGCTCATTAGAACGGCTCTTCGTCAGGAATCGGTGGTGCTGCTCGTTCTGGGCTGGAGGTCTCTGCTCGAGTCTGCTTCATTTGGGAAGTTGTCGCCCATTGAGTTGACGGTCCTGCTTCTTCGACAACGATCGATACTTTCGTATTCGTCTTGCCGTCGGTTTCCCATTTTTGGAAATCAAGACGTCCTTGAATGTTGACCCGGTCGCCTCGTTTGAATGACTCAGCGATGTTCTCTGCAAGATCACGCCACGCAGTGCAATCAAAAAAGTGTGCTACTTCCTCACCGTTTTGTTTCCGCTGATTCCATGCAATTCCGAAATTGCAAAGCGGAGCGCCTTGCGCCGTGAACCGTAGCTCCGGGTCTCTAGTCAAATTGCCAGTGACATAAACGTTGTTGTTAAACGACATTTGTTTCTTCTTCCGTTATAGGTGTTTCAATTACTTCTGGTACATCCAGAATAATAAACTCGTCGACAATCATTAGTTCATCCAACTCACTTTGTCGTAAGTCGTTGTTGCCACGATCGCCCCAACGTTCGATTGCTTCTTCCTTACCGAACACATCGATGAGTTGTTGCTTCGCATCAGCAGAGGTCACGAACATATCGAGTTCAACCGGAACGCCGTCTGGCCCAGTTTCTTCACCAAGTTCCTCGGGCACATAACCGATCCCCAACACAACGTCGGAGAACAATGATCGACAAAGTTTCGACACGGCTCTCCACTGCAGCATGGCCTCTGGGTATTGCTTCCAATTCCTCTTACCATCAAGTCCTGCATTCATGGCATCGCCCATCGTGAACTGTGCCGTGTGCTCGTCGCCAGTATCAGCGCGCTTCCCGACTGCGACTGCTCCGTCCGGGTGAATGCTGATCTCAACCGAGTGACCGGCTCTGCGAACCAGTCCAAGCATGGCTTCTGGTTTCATTGACGCTGTACCGTCGATGACGTGAATGTTCATCATCGAAGTCATTACGTCCCAGCCGAAAGCTCGACCGAATAAACCGGCAGCAACTATGTTCGACGGGTTATTGCGGTAAGCCGCTGGCACAATCGAGTTCTTCGGTGACGCAAGCAACTCTGCTTGCTGCATCACTAACTCGAAGTGTCGTTGTTGTTCGTTGATTGTTTGTATTTCCATATTTTCTCCTTCCAAAGAGATTGTATGAGCGGGGTGGGACATCAAAAACGATCTGTCGTTGACGGCATCCACCGCTCGGTTGGGTTATCGGCATAAGCCGAGATCAGTAATCCGGTTTCTCTGGACCACGCCGGATTTGCGTGAGTGTAATTGTGGCAAGCCATACAGAGCATGATTAGGTTCGCTCTGTCGTTGGTGCCGCCTTGCTTGCGGAGCTTTCGATGATGCACTTGGAGACCCTGAGTCGAACCGCAACGCTCGCAGTTCTCTATCTCTTGGTGCATCTTCCGCATTTCGTTCATGTCAGTTTTACTCCGACGTTCCAACCGTCTGAGTCTCTGAAGTCATTCGGTTCTATCCCAGCTTCTTTCATTGGAGTCGTGCGGGGATTGCCGAGCAGCCAGTACTTCTGTATGACTTTTACGGCTTGGTCCCATGTCGGTACTTTCTCTCCGGTGTCAGGGTCGACAGCAAAATCTTCAGTGACAGCGATGTCACGTTCGAGTCGGAGAATTGCGTTTTGTGCTGCAGGGCGATCCCACTTCACTGACTTCTGTGAGTACGTTACTTCTGCAGCTTCGCCAGTAATCGAGCCTGCCGGTTGACCTTTAGCTATTGCTTGCACGACGTCGCTTTCCAAAAGCTTTAAGTCTGTGATTGTTTGACGGATTCGTCTCAACACATCTATCTGAGTCGACGTGTCGTAATCTTTCATGTCGCTCATCACTCGAAACAAGTAATTCTGGAACGCTTCTTGAGCTTCTTTATGTACGGTCATTGAGTTGTTTCTTCCGCTTTTCGGCAGACTTCAAATCGTAGTGGGCCATGCCGTCGTCAGTGATCCAGCAACATTGGTTGCCGACCCATACTTCCCAAATACCGTTTACTTTTTTCATGTCACTCGTCATGCTTGCTCCTTCTTCGGTTGTGCTTGAACAATCACGTAGCTCATCCCGTTACTGTCTTTGCCGATAGTCGTCTTCAGTTTCAGGTTTTGCTTTTTTGCAGCGGTGTGGAGTGCCGAGCGGAGACTCACTGGTTTGCAGTCGAAGTCGTCCCATTCTTCTAGCTTCCAAATTCGTCCATCAAACCATTCGTGGTACGGATATGCGGGACCGCGTCCACGCTTTACAAATTCGTAATCCTCTAATATCTCAGCCATTGGTTGCCGCCTCTTTTTGTGGTCGTAATGAGGCATCAAGGTCACCGTCACATATGACGCGACCGTTCCAAACATGGACGGGCCAATCAGGTGGCCCGTTTGGTTTGGGCGGTTCCCAGCCGAAAAACTCTGAACCAAGTTTCATAAGCCGATCACATTTAGTGCACCGTAGAACGCCGTCTTCATTTACTTTCGTTGGCATCTCTCTCCTTCCGTTAGTTGCATTCTATAATGAAAAGACGTAGTATGCAAGTAATAAAGGACCGACTGCCGAGACAGCCGGTCCTTTTGGAAGGAGAAGAGGAGTACAAATGACAACTCAACTCATGGACGATCTTACACGCTTTCGATCGGACAGCAAACGATGAGTGCAGAAGCAACAGCTTGGGTCTGGAAGCATTCCCCGTACACCGGTGCGAAATTTATTTGTCATCTCGCTATCGCTGACGTATGCAACTCCGATCACGACAACGAGTTCTGGATGGGAAGCGAACGTTTAGCAGCCAAAGTCAGAATGAGCGGCGGCAACGTGAGAAAGCGGTTACGAGAAATGGCAGTCGACGGAACACTCGAGGTTCTCTCTGACGGCGGCGGCGCTTACGCCACTCGATACCGCTTATTGATGGACAATGAGAAGTTCCCACCTGTCTATGACTGGTCGCGTCGATTTGACGCGACGTCGCGTTCAGAGGACGCGACCCCTCGCGTAGCTACAACGCGGGAGTCGCGTTATGAGAACGCGCGAACTAAAAGAGAACTAAATAATCAACCTCAATTAATAAATACCTTTGAAGATTTCTGGAAGATGTATCCGAGGAAGGTAGCTAGAGGCGCTGCAGAAAAAGTATGGGGTCGAATGCCGGGAAGCGATCAAGACAAAGCATTGTTAGCTGTTAATCATTTGCGGCAGTGCTTTGATCAAGCAATAGCGTTCGGCGCTGACAAAGATGAGGTGAAGCAGTTCACGCCGCACCCAGCGACATGGTTGAATCAAGGCAGATTCGACGATGACCCTGAAGAGGTCATCTCGAAATACTTGTCGCACGTTAAAGATCGGCATGGTAGCGGACTGGTAAACTATCTATCACCTAGCACCGACGCTGGACCTTCATTCTGGAAGGAGAGCGATGAACAGGCAACAGACACTGCAGATGGTCGTAGCCTTATCTCAGGGCTTTAATAAGAAGCTCGAAGCAAGCACCATCGAGCATTACGTTGAGGCATTGACATCAGATCGCACAACTGAGGAGCAAGCACAAAAAGCGGCTCGACAAATCTTGCGTGAAGAAGATCGTTTCCCGACTATCGCTAAAATTCGTTCTTACTTACGGATGTATGCCCCGCTGCAACCACGAGCGTTAGATCATCACGTAAGACCAAGTGCAGAAGACGGAATGATGATGGCTCGAGCGAGCAAGGTTGCGGCGAAGCTGAGTTCGATTGGCTATGGCGTCCGCTGGATCACCGAATCAGGCTTAGAGGAAATATCTAAGCCAAGTGATGGATTTCGTTTCATCACGATTGATTGGCGAGATGAGGAAAGCCTTGAACAACTGAAGGCTTCCGTTCTTGCCGAATCGTAAGATTAACAGTATAATGTACGAAATGAAGGAGAGAGATGACTGACTCAGAAGACATTGTGAGTCTCAAGCAAATTGCTGAGCGCTTGGGTTTATCGCATCGAACAATTACACAGTATCGATGGGGCACTAGAGCAGAGCGACCCGAAGGACCGGGAACACACAATGTTGGGTTTCCCGCAGAAGATTTGAACATTGATGGTAAACCACTGTGGAAGTGGGGAAACGTAGAGCGTTGGGCGCGAGAAACTGGTCGAGGTAAACCAGTTAGTGCATTAGCTGACGTGAAGTAACAATGACTGAGCTTTGGGATCGACAGCCGGAGGAAACTCATCAGTCGTTCCAAGGATTCACCACATACAGAGATCTGCCTCCTACAACAAGATCGATACCTGCTGCTGCAGCAATTCATTACGAAGTACCAGTAGCGACGGAAGTACAGATCCGTCAGCTAAAAGAATGGTCGTCCCGTTTTATGTGGGTCAACCGAGCCGCTGCATGGGATGAGTTCGTCGACAGAAAAGCTCAAGCAGAAAACCTAGAAGACCTATTAGAAGTACGTCGCCGACACGCAACAATCGCACGAGGCTTTCTGGACAAAGCAATGATTCGACTAGAAGACATTGATCCTGACATTCTCGCTCCAAGCGATCTAGCAAGGTGGCTTGACGTAGCAACTCGAATCGAACGAGAAGCTGTCGGAACAGTAGATGCACCGCTTGAAGATCAGGAAACAGAAGAAGAACGGAAAACTGCAGCGAAAGAAAAGCTCACAGAAATCGCTGAGCGGTTAGCTTCTGTCGAAGATCGAGTCGACAATGGATAACGAACTACGACGTGACCCAAGCGTTTTGGCTCCAGCAGAAACTATCGCTCGACATCCTGAAATTTGGGATGAGCTAAACGACAGCGAAATTGATCTCATTCTCGATCGCGACTGGTCGCTATTCGCTAGGCCAGAGCAGCGGACACCGACAGGTGACTGGTACATCTGGCTAATCTTGGCTGGCCGTGGGTGGGGCAAAACACGGACGGGTGCTGAGTGGATGGCTGAGCGCAGTGCCATACAGTCCGCTACGGGACAAAAATTTAGAGGTGCGCTCGTTGGTCCGACCAATGCTGACGCTCGAGAAACAATGATCGAAGGAGAATCAGGTTTATTGTCGGTTCTTCCACCGAGCCGACTCATCGGAGGATCTGTTGACAACTCGTGGCGGAGAACGTTCGGAGAGCTACGACTCGCAGATGGCTCATATTTCAAAATTGCGTCAGCCGAGAAACCTGACCGGTTACGTGGACCGCAGTGGCACGCCGCATGGTGTGACGAGCTTTCGTCGTGGCGAGACGCCGGGTTCGGACTAAACGATAGAACGAACAGCACGTTCGGGAACCTGCGTTACGGCGTACGACTCGGGAATCAACCACAAATCGTGATAACCACGACCCCGAAACCGAACAAACTCACCAGAGAACTAGCGGCACCCGACACCGCCGAAGACATGTCGATTGTTGTCACCCGCAGATCAACGTTCGACAACGTCCAGAATTTGGCTCCTGCTTTTATTGACCAAGTGATCGAACCAACAAGAGGCACTCGGTTAGGGCGACAAGAGCTTTACGCCGAAATTCTTGAAGACGTCGGCGAAATGTTCGACATCTCATGGATAGAGATGGTGGACGCTCCACTAAAAGGCAAACCGTGGCGTGCCCGCTACTGGGATCTGGCGGGAACAGAACCAAGCGACACGAATCGAGACCCAGACTGGACTGTTGGCACACTCGCCGCTCTTGACACACGTACAAGAATGTGGCGAATCGAAGACATGGAACGTTTTAGATTGCGACCCGGCGCAAGAAACGAACGCATTCTTTCAGTAGCTCAAAGAGACATCCGGGTTTACGGCAAGAACCAGTTGAGATACTTCGTTGAGCAAGAACCGGGATCAGGAGGGGTAGCCCAACTCGAAGAGCTACAACGACACCTTGAAGGTCTCGTAGCAGTGCACGGGTATCGACCAACAGGAGACAAACGAACAAGAGCCGAAGCGGTTGCAGCAGCGATGGAACAACGCCGAGTTCAATTCGTGCAGGACTCTTGGAACGGTCCAATCCTCAACGAACTATCACACTTCCCTAGCCCCGGAGTACACGACGACACGATAGATACGCTGTCCGGTTTGTGGGCATGTGCACCCGGTCGTCACCGACGAGCAGCGATTCCAACTGGAGAGAGTCGTCCGGCTCAATCAGTTGAGCAGCATGTTCGCCGCTCAGTTCCAGTACCGATGTAAGATCAAGCGTATGGCACCGCGAAACATTTTCTCAGAAACGGGCTATTCGGGTCTAAAACAGACACGCGGCATCATTCAAGAAGAATGGTTGACTGATCTGACCGGCGCTCGAGGTATGCGCGTTTACCGAGAAATGTCTGACAACGACGCTGTTTTGGGGGCAATGCTCCACGCAATAATCCAGCAGCTTCGTGGTGTGACGTGGACGGTTGAAGCACGAGGCGAAACCGATCAAGATTTAGCAGCAGCCACTTTTGTTGAAAGCTGCATGATGGACATGTCGATGTCTTGGGGGGATTTCATCTCTGAAGCATTGTCAAAACTTGTCTTCGGATGGTCCTACTTCGAAGTCGTCTACAAAAAACGAGACGGCACTCAACCGATAAACGGCAAGAAAGCTTCATCGAACTTTGACGACGGTCGAATTGGTTGGCGCAAATTCGCTGGAAGAGCGCAAGACACTCTTCGTTATTGGGACATCGATGAGACTGGCGGCATACAGGGCATGGTCCAAGCGGATCAACTCGGCGCTAACCGGTACATTCCAATCAACCGGTCACTGTTATTCAGAACAGTACGAACCAAGAACAATCCCGAGGGTCGCAGCATCTTAAGGAACGCTTACACAAGCTGGTACTACCGACGTCGGATCATGGAGTACGAAGCAATCGGAGTTGAACGTGACTTTGCAGGGTTGCCAGTGTTCTACGCTCCCGAAGAGCTATTCGACAGTGCTGCTTCGTCAACAGAAAAAGCTGCGCTTTCGGAATACAAAAAAATTGCGTCAGAGTTAAAACGAAACGAACGAGCCTCTTTGGTGTTGCCGTCAGTCTTCGACGAGAAAGGCAACCGTTTAGTCGACATGAAGCTTTTGTCGTCGGGCGGTTCACGGCAACTCAACACAAACGAAATCATTGACCGGCACACCAAAGAAATGGCGATGACTACGCTTTCTGACGTGATCCTTTTAGGACACGAAAACGTAGGAAGTTTGGCGCTCGGAACAGTCAAACAATCAATGTGGCTTTCGTCCTTGACCGCTCAAGTCATGGAAGTAGCTGACGTCATCAACCGGCACGAGATTCCACGCTTAATGAAAATGAACGGTTGGGACTTAGACGAATACCCTGAGATGGTTGCAGGTTCGCTACAACGACCAGACACAGAGGAGTTAGCGCTAGCGCTGGAGCGACTTGTGAACGCTGGAATGTTGTCACCCGACGAGGAAGACGAAAGATTCTTGCGGTCGTTGCTAGGACTACCACAACCAGAAAACCTCGACATCCCCGAGGCAGAAGAAGAAGCCCCACAACCACAAATGAATCTCGAGGAGGTGTAATGCTCGCTCACATACAAACTTTCAGTGATGCTGCAGTGGTGATAGCAATAGCAGCCATCAGCGCATGTAGCGGAATTCTGGTCATGGTCGCTCGTTTTATCAATCGATGAACGGTCAGGAGTGGCTCCAGTACGGAATTGATAACGGCTATTGCACGCCGTCTTATTGCGACACACACGACGCATATCATCAAGACGACTGGCCGCTCATAGAACAACTAAACGAAGAATACGGCGAAGATTTCTGTCTACCAGTCGTTCGTTTGAAATGAGACTTCGTGCAAGGACTCACATTAGCGGCACCTGTAAAAACAAATAGCTGGCGTAGATGCGGTTTCGGTCGTTTAGAAAAACAAGCAACTGATCCGCTGCTAGCTGTCGCTGACGCAGGCTTGCCAGAAGTACGGAAGCACTTAAAAAAATCGTTGAAGATATATCAACGTGACATCGGTAAAGCAATCTCGTATTTGATGGGTAACCCAGAACGACCAATTAGTCTTTACGAAGTCGAAAACGTGGTGAGCGTCGTCGGGTATCACTTGAATCAGTCATCTTTCAGCATTCAGGAAGGTGGCCCAGCGCCTCCGTGGACGTTGTTCAAAGCTGAACCTTCCGAAGACGAAAGAAACCTTGGTGAGATACTTAACCTTCGGGCGGCAGTAGCAGCCGCTGACGCTATGAACGAAGCAGTGTTTGGTGTGGGCGCTGAAGCTGTCAGAGTTTTTGAGCGTGGAGTAGCTGGGTTAGTTCCCGGTTTAGCAACAGGCTTCGAAATTGTTCCCGACGAAGTGATGCGTCAAGCAGGTGTCGCTGGTTTCGGTCAAGTCCGCTATCTCGATATGTATGAAGAAGGTGTGCAAGCGATGAGACGCGCAATGGTAGCGACTCTCGAAGCAGCCGCAGATTCTGAGCTTGCTGGAATAGCGGGTCAAACCGGGCAAGGTGGTTTGATTGGTGAGTTACGCCGCATCTTGCCACAAGTCGCAGAACCAACTTACGGTTTGTTGCCTAGCCAAGTCGAGCGAGCCAATCGGTACATGGGTGATCTGGAGAAACAAGCTTTCCGTAACGATTCGTTAAACAAACTGAGGCAAGTCGGCAGACGTTTCAAATATCCTGCAGCCAGCTACGCACCAGAGTTTTTTGAGCGAACACCGGGCGCACAACTGTTTTTGAGCGAAGAGTTCGACGCAAATTTAGCCAGTGAAACGTTCTTCGATTTGCGGTCAACAGACCGTTCAGGATCGATCAGTCCCGACATTGTGCGAAACCGAGTAGGAGTTCGAGGAAGAAACCGAGACATTCTGTTCGATAAAAAAAGCGGACGCACACTCGGTCGAGTAGGCGAACAACAAACCTCGGGCCTGCGACCAGTAACTCTCGACTCGAAAGGTCGCAAATGGTTAGGCAAACAGCGCAACAATGCGGGTTTGCGGTTCGCTTCGTGGGCGCGTCGAGGAGACGAAAGCGCTTGGGCGAAAGCTATGAGTCACGAGCTAGACATAAGAGTTGAACGAATTGCACGCACAGAAACGATACGAGTCGCTAACGCTGCGTATCTTGCTGGTGCAGCAAACGCACAAAACAACGGGATTCTTCCTCGTAACGCTCGCATGGTTTGGGATGTCACTGAAGACGATCGTCTATGTGCACGTTGCGCACCGATGGCAGGCCAAATACAAGAAATTGGTGGAACGTTTGAGTCGAACCAACGACTCACTCCGACAGGCGAGTTGACCGACCTTAAAGAGAAATGGCAAGGACAGCACCCGCCGTTACATCCCAACTGTCGATGCCGAATCGTTGAGTACTTACCAGATCTGCAGATCACGGACGAAGATCTAGCGTTACCGACCGGAGGCATTGACTTTGCTGAGCCGGGGCCAGCGTTGTTCCCGCAAGTACCGCCGGAACAGCGTGGTTCATCAAACTTCCAAGACATGGTCAAAGAGTTCGAACCAGACTCAGGAGCACGAAAGCTCACAACTCGAGCGGTTGCAGTGATGTCTACTCTGTTGAAGAAACCGCCTGCGTTTGTTAGAGGGAACGTTGAGGTTCGCTACAACGACGAAATGATCGGCAAAGCAAACGGGTACTTCCATCCAGCGAGGAAGAAACCAGCAGCAACCGATGGCGAAGCAATCAACAACCGTTGGGATGTGAGAGCAGGCCGAACGGGGTCGCCCGCACCACCAGTAATCGGGATTACCAGACAAGCTGACGCAATCACTGGCGACGCAGAAGCGCTTAGCGGTCTTGCAATCCAAACGTTCTTCCACGAATACGGTCACCGTATCGACTTCAACATTGAAAGTCCGGGCGCAGGGTCAGTCGCTAAATCTCGTTTCGAACTACTTAAGAACCAAGTAGAGGCAGCGTTTCGCCAAATAGAAGATCAGTCTTTGCTGACTAGCGGTAACTCTGCAGCGCTCGACGAAGCCATTATGCGCAACATCAGAGGATTTGGGCCGTTAAGCATCGCTGACAGTCCAGAAATGGAATTTTATCTAGCAGCTAAGAACAGCAACAGCATGGCAACGCTTCTTCGAGCAGTTGACGCTGGGGCTTTAGCGCTAGAAGGGGTAACAAAAACGGAAGCTATGACGTATTTGACTAACCCAATGGAAATTTGGGCGCGAGCTTTCCATCAGTGGGTAATCCTGCAGAGCACTCGTGTCGGTAAACGTGCTGAAGTTGCCGGTGCTCTGAAAGCCATCGATGATGACTTAGTTGGTTTGGACACAGACGAAATTGTTGATTCTTTAGGCAGTACGTTCGAGCAAAACTTCGGCGGCATGATATCGCCACAGTGGCAGGCAGAAGAGTTCGAGAGAGACATAGCGCCCTTAGTTGAAAAAGTTCTGACAGAATGGAGACTGTTATGAAGCTTGAACAAGTGCCCGATCTTCCGTTTTTCAACGACGTGGTCTTCGACGAACTAGGCGAAGAAGTAATTAATTACTCGACGTCAATGCAAGGAGCAACGGAGTTGGCGCTAATAACTGCTGGTGTTGACCTTGAGGAGATCAGTGATGAATGACAAAGAAGCTTGGGATGAACGCCAACGAAGAGAAGGTGTCTTCAAAGAAGAAGAAGTCACGATGGGTCACGGCGATGATGGGGAGTATTACGGACCTGATCCGATGACTCATCTTCTGATGGCGTGGCAGTGCTTTATTAGGCTTCAAGCCCCAGAAGAAATGCGGCAAGCGTTGATGGAGATAATCCACGCTTTGGGCGACATGCAGGCGCAAGGTGAGCTTCTCGGCGAAGATGACATGGACGACGAGATGATTTCCGTAATGGACGGTTACGGCCGTCGACGCAGATACATGGGTGGTTACGGCGGGTCTGGCCGACGTCGTCGTAAACGCAGTGCAAATTGGATTCCACGCGACTCTACTCAGTACTAATGAAACTCTCGACAATAGCTGCTTTGCGGGCCGGGGTGTCATTGACACCAGTTAAGAAACATCCGGGTCACTCGGATCAGAAAGTGCATGGACGAGGCCGTCGAGGCGCAGCAGCAAAAGCGGCAAAGTTTGATGGTCCAGAAGTCAAAGACTGGGACGACGTCAATCAAGTCAAAGCTCGAGCCGAAGCGATCGACGAGTACAACGCTAAGCATGGCGGAGATTGGGCGACCGGCGAACGGTTCGACACAGAGTATCTGTATAAGCGCGAAGACGGCAGCTACACGCCGCAGCGTGCCGCAATGCACGACCAAATCGTTGACGAGTTGATGGCAAAGAACGCTGACGTACCGGCCGACGGTCAAGCTGTCGTGCTAGCAGGCCCACCCGGTGCAGGTAAAACATCGATACTTAAAAAATCGGAAAACGGGGTCGCAGACGCTGTTGGAGTTGAACTGAACGCCGACGGATCGTTTAAGAGTCACGCAGGAGAAAACTCTGACGACATCAAATCAATCATGGCCGATAAAGGCATGGTGCCAGTAGTTGACGGCGCATCGGCCGGAGAAATGGTCAACTTGGTGCACGAAGAAAGCTCACATATTTCGAAGATGTACCACAATCGGTTGTTGGCCGAAAAAAAGAATGTGGTGATTGACGGCACACTTGGGGGCACAAACGAGCAAAAGCAGATCGACAAAATTTCGTCAACTAAACGCGCTGGTTACGAAATGCGAGCGATCATGGTTGACACTGACCCAGAAATGGCGATCGAGTCAGCATCGAATCGTTGGGTCGGTGGAGAAAAACGAGGCGATAAGCACGGTGGACGTTATGTGCCGCCTGCAGTGACAGAAGCCGAGTCACGTCCCACTGGCAGAGTGCCGGGAGCTAAAACAGCTAACAGAGAAAACTTTGAGATTCTTACTCGACCCGGTTCTGGTGTCGACTTCGAAGAAACGTTTGTGTTCGATAACTCTAAAACGCCGCAGCATCCCAATGGTTACGGCAACGTTCTGCTGAGCCATCGTATAGGTGGCCGAGAGCAAGTCAATCAAGGCAATCAGCGTCTCCAACAGTTGGGCGCTCCCCCGGTGTTATCGAATCTGCCGGGTGGCACTCAAGGACGAGCGGTAACCGGCGGCGACTTTCAAGGTCGAGATACCGGTTTGACGGGGCCAATGTTTGCGAAACAAGAGTCGTACAAGCCGACAGCGGGAATGATTGCTGAAGCGAAACGTGGTCTCGAGTGGCGACGTGAGTTCAATCGTGGTGGAACGGCTGTTGGTGTTGCGAGAGCACGAGACATTTCGAATGGTAAGTCGTTGTCGCTGTCAACAGTGAAACGAATGCACTCTTTCTTTGCTCGCCACGAAGTAGACAAAAAAGGTAAAGGCTTCAATAGAGGCGAACCGGGGTATCCGTCAGCGGGTCGTATCGCTTGGGCGTTGTGGGGCGGCGACGCAGGTTTCGCTTGGTCACGGCAGATTTCGCAACGAGACAAGAACGTCAGCAAAGCAGTTAGCGCATCAGTTAGAGATGGCTTGCAACGCAAAGTCGAAGAGCACAACGAAAAGCACGGCGACGCAGCATCGAAAAAAGTTACGTTGAGGATGTTGTCGTCGGTGTTTGAGCGAGGCGTTGGGGCTTACAAAACCAATCCGCAGTCGGTGAGACCCAACGTAAAGTCTCCCGATCAGTGGGCTTACGCTCGAGTAAACACATTTTTGCGAGCAGTGAGAACTGGGCGTTTCCCCGGAGGCAAGTTCGACACTGACTTACTGCCGAGCGGCCACAAACTCTCGACTCGTAAATCGTTAGAGGAACCAATGAGAGTTGGGAAGTTAGCTAACGGGGATTACGTTCTGGTCAAGCATCCGGGCCATCAGGACCAAAAGTCTCATGGTCGCCGAGCAACGTACGCAGGAGAAGCTACCGGTGTACGACGCGGCGGAGTTGCTGCTGTAAATGAAGGCAACTCGCAAGGATTCAAACCCACTGCACAAAGTCGACGAATCATTAGAGGTGAAGCAAATTCACCGAAAACAGGTAAGCCAATAAGCGAAGACGCGCAGAGCGCTCATCGTTCCTACACCGAGGGCAACACGGCAAACGCAGTCAACAAAAAACTGCGCACCCGAAACGAAAATCTGTCGCCAGAAGAACGAAGTGTTCAAACTGGCATGGACAAAGCTTTCAATGAGGCTTCGTTCGAGTTGCAACAACCACGAACTGTGTATCGCTCAGAAACAAAACGAGTTGGCAGCGCCGCAACCGGAGACTCAGCCGATCTGATCGTTGGAAACAAAATCAAACAAAACGATGTAACAGTCGATCTGGGATTTATGTCGACAAGAGAAAACTCTGTCGATGCAGCAGGCGACATGGAAGCAATCGGACGTCAAGGCTTCGGGCAACAAGTACAAGTCAATTACGCTATTAACGTTCCAGCAGGCACTCGCATGTTGGCTGGCAACGAAAGTCAAGGCGAAACAATTCTTGATCGTGGATCACAACTGCGAGTGACAAAAGTCACTAAGAGCGGCCCAAATAAAGTCGATGTAGAAGCAGAAGTCTTCTCTGGTACTGCGCAAGGCGGCTCGATTCCACGCGCTCAAAGACCAACTCCCGACGTCGTTCCCGGCATACCAGCTAGGGGTCAGCGATCGAGTTCGGCCGCTTACAGCATCGTTCCGTCGGAGCGTGCAGGCACCGAAAGCCCAGAATCAAGGTTAGGTCAGTACGGCGAAGGCTTCGGTAAAGCAGAAGGGGACGCTGGTAGCGCAGCCCCAAAAGTTCGAACCGGTCGCAACGATTTAGCAAGTCTCGGATCTCGGGTTTCGATTTTACTGTGGAGAAGAACCGGGATAGTGAAACATCCCGGCCACGCCGATCAGAAGAGTCACGGTCGGAAACGTAGGTCAGGCCAGTCAGCTTCAGGACAGCTTCTCGGCGAGGATATCCCGGCATCAGAGGGCGATGTGCGGGGTTTTACGACAGCTAATTATCCGTCGCAAGCTCTTGCATACAGCACACAAAAATCGACGCTTGACTCTATGGACAGTGAAGCTGGCATAGCGCACCGTGGGTATATCGGATCAGAACACGCTCAAATTAACGGATTCTTGCGTGACCCGGATGGCCCAATGACAAGCAGATCTGACACGACGACTGGCGGAATGCCACTGCCGGTGAAGCAAGCCAGAGTCGACAATCTTGATAAAGCGTTTTCGCAGGACAACATGGGTGTCGAGTTGACCCGTGATGCGAAACTGTATCGAGGCGTTCAAGCAGACAGAAGTATTGACGCTCATCCAATGTCGAAGCTGGAGGCAGGCGACGAGTTCACAGATCTGGGTTTCACATCGACGAGCACAAATACGGCGGTTACTCGAGATTTCATTGACCGTGATGCTCGTGGCGAGTCGGAAGGCATTCAGTTCAACATCACCGCTCCCGCTGGAACAACGGTGATCGGCGGCATGGACGCTGAGCAGGAACTGATTTTGCCGAGGGGCAGCAAGTTCCGAGTAACGGGTAAGACTCGTTTACAGGGCCAAGACCAAGACGACCCGGACACATGGATGGGCACAGAGAACGGCAGACCTGTTTTCGATGAGTACAACGAGAACTGGTCCGGTGGCAGCAAAGACATTCTTGTTGTTGACGTTGAGCTAATCGAATCGAAGCCGGTATATAAGTCGGTGCCATTGTTCAAACATCCGGGTCATCAAGATCAAAAGGCTCATGGGCGGCGAGGCACAAGTACTGGCGGAGGTGTGACTGACATCGAGTTCACTAATTCGGCTGGTCAAGTTCGGGACGGTTTCGCTGTTGAAACGCCGATTGGTACGGTCAGAGCCGCAAAAATGAAAAACAACTACAGCGATGACGCTGAAGGGTTTGAGGAGTTCGCTCGAGATGCGTACGAAATGCAGATCGAAACAAAAAACGGAACGTACATCGTAGAAGCCGATTACGTTCACTACAGCGAGTTTGCTGGTGGAAAGAACGGCACCGTTGACTCAACCATTTACGTGATGACTCCAGAAGCCGGGATGGAAACCGCCGGGACACTTCAAAGAGTGCTGAATGATGGACGCTCGGAAGGTAAGCCAGCGTTTGTCAAGAATGACATAATGGAAATTTACGACGACCATACTGGAAATGGTGTCGGAACGACAATGCTTCGACATCACGAAGGGCAGCTTGCTGCTGCAGGGTTTGAGTATCAGCGAGTCCAAGCTGTTTCCCACTACTCGATGAACGGTGCTTATACGTGGGCTAAATATGGCTATAAACCCGATGAAGGTCAGTCTGACTTGCATTTCGGGGATTTTGCTCGACAGAAACAATTTAGCGATTTTGGTCTTACTGCGGCGGAAAAAGGCTTTTGGGACAGCACGAGGCAGCGGTCGACTTTGGAGGCTCAAGGCAAATCGTTGATTGATGCGGCGGCAGTGTCTCCAGACTTCAGAGACTCTCTGATCCAACAAGGTGATTGGAATGGCACGATGGATTTGAGGCCGCACGCAGCTATGAGTAAAGCTGAACAGGATGTGGTAGCGGTTATAGCTCGTTGGCAGCTTGAAGACCCGGTCGGATACGAAAATGATGTACCGGAAATGTGGGAAGAGATCCGAGCAGCATCGGTGAAGACAGCGAAGTCGGTCTCGTTTTTTAAGCATCCGGGGCATCAGGATCAGAAGAGTCACGGTCGTCGTGCCGCTGGTTCTGGTGGCGGTAGCGGCAAAGCAACGAGCGCCAAAGAAGCAATCAAACTAAGCACCCAAAAACGAAGAAACGCTGATGAGAATGTTCGTAGAGAGCTAACCGACTACGTGGACGGGAACAACGTCAACGACAAGCTACGACATAGTGACTTTCCAGAAGACTTCACCCAGATCGCCGTTGGTGCCAATCAGATTGACAATATGGATCGAGCGTTTTCTTCTGAGCAGTTGGGCGTGGAGGTTCCTCCGATCACGGTAATGCGGGGAATGGGATTTGCTCAAGACTCCGAGTCTGGGAAAATGTGGGAGAACGTGAAAGAGGGCGATGAGTTCGTCGATAAAGGTTTTGTGTCAACGACCACAGGAGACTCCGGTGTGGAGCAGCGGTTCATGGAGGACGCAAAAGGTACCAGAGTCGAAGCCGTCATCCGGTTAAAAGACGGTCAGACAGTAATCGCTGGTTCCGGTGAAGAGAGAGAAATCATTCTCCCAAGAAACAGTAGGTTCAAAGTCACTTACAAAACAGAAAACACTCGATTTGAGTCGAATACGATCGCCGGAGGATTCGATTCGGATAAACCCGAGACTTGGGGGAGCGAACAAAAAACAATACGAATTAATTTGGATGTTGTTGATGCTCCGACTGTGTACAAGAGCATCTCGTTTTTTAAGCATCCCGGTCACGCTGACCAAAAAGTGCATGGGCGTCGTTCGGCTACCCGAGTACAGGGCTATAAGAAAGAGTTAGCTCAACGTGCTTATGGCGAAGGCGGCGGTACTTGGGATTGGCGCAACGAGTCGTTTGTTGATGACGGCAAGATAGTGGCGCTCGAAGCGTACGAGGGTCGATACAGTCCACCCGCTGGTGGTTGGACCGAGGAGTCAGTAGCTGATTCGATAGTGGATTGGTCGAAGAGTCCCGATGTTCAGCAAGGCTTGAGATCTCGGACTGATGCGAACGTTGGCATGTGGCTTGACGAAGACTCGGGCGATCTGTTTCTGGATGTTTCTGTGAAACTTACGGGTGCATCGCCGGAGCAGGCGAGTCGGCTAGCGAGACGTGAGAATCAGTTGGCTTGGTGGGATGGAGATAATCAGCAGCTATACGTTCGTAATGACGCTGGCAATTACGTCTCCGAAACGGTAGACTAGCAATCTAATAGGAAGGAGTAAGAATGCCAACCGGCAAAAAACCAGCAAAACAGGTTCCACCACTCCCACGCAACCGACCAAAAAAGATCACGACACCGTGGGACGGCGAAGGACCAATCGACGAAGATCTCGCTCTTACACTCGCAGCTAAGCTCTTAGGGAAGGACAAAACATGACTGACACTGGACCAACCACCGCATTACCCGACCAAGTCGCCAGAAAATACGCATGGGAAGACGGCGACCTCGAAATCTACCGCAACGGCAAACTCATGGTATTCGACGAACGAACACAAGAAATGGTCGAAGCCCCGGAGCAACCATAATGTCCCTACTCTTTGACAAACTCGAAGAACTAGTCGACGCACGCATAGCAGAAGAAAGCGGAGACGAACAGTTCGAAGCCCTCGTAGAGCTACTCACCAGAAAAGAACTAGAACCCGCACAAACCGGCTCAGCTACCCGACACTCAGAAGCAGCCGGAGGATGGGAAATAGACGAAGGCCACACATGGCCCACCATCATGTACTACATCGGCTACCCCAACGGACTCACAGAAGCAGAAGGAAAGAAGCTCTACAAAGTGGGATGGCGCAACAAACCACTCAGCCGTAAGTAGCCACACCACAACCACACTCACACCACACTATGAACAAAGCCCTAATAGTCATTCCCGCCCGAGGCGGAAGCAGAGGCATACCACGCAAAAATCTCAGACCCGTAGCGGGTTTGCCCCTAATCGTAAACGCCGCCTACCGCTGTCTAGGCATAGAACCAGAAGGGTGGGACATCGAAGCAGTAGTCGCAACCGACGACATGCAGATCGCCGAAGTCTGTCAGGCTCACGGTATAACGGTCGCATTACGACCAACAGTCGACGACGATCAACCGGTTCATGTAGCAGCCGAGCAAGTCCTACAACGAATACGGGACGTAGGGCGCATCGATCCACTGGAATTCCAATCGTTAGACAATGTGAATTGGGATGACCCGATCACGCCAGTAGAGAATCCATATAGTGTCGTCGGGATTCACCAGTGCACGTCACCTTTGATGTACGAAGGCTGGCTTGAATCAGCGTTTGACGAGTTCGTGAACCACGAAGAAGAGTTAGCGTCTGCAGCGACCGTCGTACCGGAACGCCATTTGTTGTGGGGCATGGACGGCCCGTTGTATGAGTCGAGGTCGAATCGCCAGTATGGGCAAACAACTGTGTGGCGCGAGACCGGCGGCTTGCAGCTATGTCGCAACTTCCCACGGCTCGAGCCAGAGTACGGATCTCCAATGATTGGAATACCGCACCATTTGATCGAAGTGCCCGAAGCTCAAGCGCTGGACATCGACACGCACAACGATTTGTACATAGCGAATCGCTCCATCGGCAAAGCTCAAATCGGGATCGTTGCCGAGGTCGGCCATCGCATCGGCAGCGGACATCTACGCAGAGCGCTGACGCTAGCTGATCTGATGTCGCATCACGACGTGGTGATCGGTGTTCGCACGATCGACGAAGACAAAGAGTTCTATCACCACATGATCGCTGACCACGGTTACCCGGTGATGGACGAAACACCACTTGACGACTTCGACGTGGTTGTGTTCGACGGCCCATTCACTACGCAAGCTGAGGTGCAGGCTCTACGATCGGTCGGTGTCTTGACGGTTACATTCGAGTCCGCTTTACCGGCTGGGAGCGCTGACCTCGAGTTTGATGCGTTAGCAGCGCCAGAAGACGGGCGGTTGTCTGGCCCCGAGTTCTTCTTACCTCGCTCAGAGTTCGCCGGGTTTGATGTCGAGCGGCCCAGACGTGGCATTGTGGTGACGTTCGGGGGTACCGATCCGGCTGGTCTTTCGTTCCCTGTAGCTGAGGCGATTCAGTGGCAGTTGGAAGTGCAGCCGTGGCTTGAGCATCCAGTGACGCTGGTAACACCACCGATTGGTGAGTCGGATATCCCAGTCGACAATTTTCGTGTAGTCCATCACCCTGCCTCGATGGCAGCGCTCATGGCGTCTGCAGCGCTCGTTGTCACTTCGCAGGGTAGAACGGTATACGAGGCCGCTTTGTGTGGCGCTCCGGTGCTCTCAATCGCTGTCAACGCAAGAGAGCGAGCACACTACCAGTTGCCCGGTGTCGTCTATATGGGCGCTGTAGAGCAGTACAGCCTCGACCCGGCCCGTGTAGCCACAACAGTCTCTGGGCTTCTCTCACGGCCGGAGGAGGCGTCTGAGGGCGCTTTGATGGCATGGAAGGCTTTGCAGCCGTCTCGCAGGGGCGAGCCAGTGGTTGAGGTGCTTGATCGAGCGATTCGGACGCGCTGGTTGCCGTAGCTGTACTTTCTTTTCCGCTAGAGTCCTGATATAATGGAACTGGAAGGAGAAAGAAATGACAGAGCCAAAGTGCAAAGTTTGTGAGCGGAGCGGGCCGGGGGTGGAGTTTCCACTCTTCCTACTGCCGCCCGGTTTCAAATTCGGCGAGATCTGCGCTCCGTGCGCGGAAGGAGAAAAAGAATGACCGACTACACATTAACAGTGTGCCCAGTGTGTTCGTCTGAAGAGGGCGCCGAGTTGGAGCTTCTCAGCGGCGAAATCGGCTGGGAGTGCTTCGATTGTGAAGCTGGCTACCGAGTCTCGGAAGTATAGGAAGGAGAAGAGAATGACATCAATAGCCCACAAAACATTCCCGGCGTACATCACGCTGGCCGCCTCAAAAGGAGGTGACTGGGAAAAGCCCGATTGGAAAATCTCGACCGGTAAAGGCGCTTTAGAAGCGGCTCGGTATCACGCTAAGAGAATGATCGAAGAAGGATACAAAATGGTTTCGATCCGTGAAGTGAGTGACGGTCTCTACGGCGGTTTCCACGAAAAAATTGATGAGGAGTCGTTCGATGTCTAGACCCGAGTACATAGTGTTCGCGAACGCAACGGACGAGAACGATGACGCCGCCGATTACCGGATATATGACGGGCCGCACGCGCTGGAGAGTGCTCGGTGGTTCGCCAATAAATGCGTCGAAGAAGGATACAAACATGTTGGCATTCGCGAATTAGTCGGCGAAAGCTACGGTTTGTTCGAGGCGGTGGCAAGTGGCTGATCTAGGTGAGTTCGCTGAACTGGTTCTGTTGTTGTCGATTGCAATATGCCCCGCAGTGCTCTTTGCGACTGGGTGCCACGAACTGAGTAAGTGGTACTGGAGCAAAGAATTGGTGCGGGCCAGAGCTAGACATCCCAGTAGAGAGCGGCTATAATAGGGAGTGGAAGGAGAAAGCATGACAACAGAAACACTGTTTGAGAAGATGAGGACGAGAGAGTGCCTTGACTGCGGAGTCGTCGGGTTCGCCGGACCACCAACCGCAGAACATTGCCACAAATGCGTGCTCGAACATCTGTCAGCTAAAGCCACTGCCATCTACGGCGGCGGGGAAGTGCTCGACACAGAAGAACTAAAGGCGGGTCTCGAAGCGACCGGCCTCACAGTGCTGGTATTCGAATAGGAAGGGGAAACAAAGTGAACATATATACGAGCAACAACAAAGGACCGAAAAGGACTCGGGCGAGGGCGATGGTAATGATCGAAGCGCTCGAATCGGTGATCGAGGAACCGAAAGCGGTTGGCGCTTACACCGAGGCCGAACTGCTCGCAGGACTCGAAGCGTTCAAGCTGGCGAGAGGAAGCTGGGGAAGTTTCTGGCTTCTCTACGAAAAGCCTGCCTCGTTCCGAGACAGTTATGTAACCGGCGGCGCTTATGTAGAAGGCTGGTGGACACTGTTCAAGTCGATCTGCAAACGAACCGGACACAAGGATCACTGGCCGCCCACCGCTGATCCCGACTTGAGAGAGCCGATCGAGTTGGACGACTACCTGATCGGCAAGCACACCGACAACTACGACCCGAACGAAGTTCTCCGTGCGAGCGAGTGGCACAAATTGAGCTTGGCGTTTGAACGAGCGGTCGAAGCAAAGGGTAAAGCGACTGCGCTCGTCAAAGGGCTTAAAGGCTCGATCGACCGGAACAACAAAAAAGCTAAGGAAGGAGCAGCAAAGTGAGCGACACACTGAAAGCAACACCGCCAGTTGCCGTCGGAGATATCTTCGAAAACAACTGGGGTTACAACCAAACCAACATTGACTACTACGAGGTGGTAGCGGTATCCAAGACGGGGCGCATCAAGCTCCATCGGATTCACAAGCGAGATATCAGTGATCGGAACGAGCCGACCGTCAAGGTCAGCCCGATACCGGGGAGCTTTCTTTCGAACGCCGAAACGACTGGCTACAGGAAAGTCGAGGAACTGGATAAGGGCAAGCTATGGGTCAACCTCGGATACAGGTCAGCAGGCGCTCGGGTCTTCATCGCTGGCAGCGAAGAACTGCCAACGGCGAGCGAGACCGGCTGGGGATGGGGACACTAATGGATGACCGCCACCTCGAGCCACCTGACGATCCGTACGCCGACATGACTGAAGAAGAGTACGAAGAAATGATCGAAGCTCAAGAGAACGCCGAGTCAATGTATATCGACATGAAAATCGACGAAGCAAGGGGCAACTGATGATCGTCAATGCGCAATGCCCATTCTGCGGCTCGGATGATCGGCAGCCTTTAGTAGCTGAAGCCGACGCCGCAGGCACAATCACACGGCTCATTTGGGCACGATGCAAAACGTGTGGCATTGATTACCGGGTCGAAACTGATGAACCTTAAGTCAGAAATGCCGTTGACACGCCAAGCGAAAGAGGATCTGTTATCGCATCTTTGGCACGCAGATCCCGACGACGTTGACGTACGCTGTAGTCGGTGTGACGTAGCGCCGTGGATGGTTGCAGCGATGAGGAGATGCGAAGCGTTATGAGGATTTGGGTAGCCGCCGCCACTTTGGCCCTAGTCAGTTGTTCCGGTAGTCCGACTCAAGTTGATTCCGCTGAGATCAAGGTTGTGCCGGATCTCAAAGTGGCGACGACTGAACCAATCGTAACAACAACGACGACGAGTAGCACGACAACAACGAGCACAACGACGACAACGTCAACGACAACGACAACTCAGCCTGACAACATCGTGGTGGAGGCTGCTCGAGCGCCGAAGAACACAATCGAACGGGTTGTCTGTAACCCTGCTTACAGGTGGGACTGCGAAGAAGCTCTTGCAGTGAGTTGGTGCGAATCGAGCCACAATCCGAAAGCGGTCTCGAAACCAAATCGCAACGGCACCATCGATAGAGGATGGTTTCAAATCAACGACGTTTGGGAAGACGCATGGCCCGCCCACGTTTGGGCAAAGATCCTTGACTTTGAAACCAACGTCGCGATGGCCTACCACATTTGGAAAACCGGAAACGACTCGTGGTTGTATTGGACCTGTAAGCCATGACTCCGTATTACGAGGACGACAGCGTGACGATCTATCTGGGCGACTGTCGCGAGATTCTGCCGACGTTGACCGATGTTGATTTGTTCTTCACGTCGCCGCCGTACAATTTGGGGACGTCTACCGGCGGCAAATTTGGGGCTGGCAGCTTGGCGGCGCGCAAGCTGGTCAACGGGTACGCGTCGTTTACGGACGACATGCCTCAGCACGAGTACGACGATTGGCAGCGTGAAGTGGTGGGCCTGATGTGGGACAGCCTGAGCGATAACGGAGCGATTTTCTACAACCACAAACCTCGAGCGATGAACGGAGTAATGAAGCTTCCGACGATTTATGGCGGTGATATCCCGTTGCGTCAGGTAGTTATTTGGAATCGTGAAACCGGCCTTAACTTTTCGACGACGTTTTTCTTGCCGAAATGCGAGTGGATTATGGTCTGGGCGCGACCTGATTGGGTGCTTGCAGACAAGAGCGCTTCACAAGCGGGAGATGTTTGGACAATTCGCCCAGAAAACAGCCAACGGCATCCGGCACCATTTCCATTGGCACTTCCCAAACGGGCGATTGCCGCTACTACTGCCGCCGTGGTCTGCGACCCGTTCATGGGGTCGGGCACGACGCTCCGAGCAGCGAAAGATCTTGGCCGCAAAGCCATCGGTATTGAAATCGAAGAACGGTACTGCGAGATGGCCGTCGAACGATTAGCGCAAGGAGTCTTAAAACTGTGAGTAAAGAGCCAAAGACTTTAGTAGAGGTGTTCACGGAGGAAGGACTGATCGATCCACCTGAGCCGGTCGTAGTGTGCGATTGTCATCAGTTGGTTTACTGTCCGACTGCTTGGATGAATGCTGGACAACGGAAAGACGACCCGGTAGAGTCATAGTCTAATGTTGCACCAGCAGCGAGTTCTCGTAACTGGTGGCCTCGGATATATCGGTAGCCATATTGGGTTAGAACTGATGCGTCACGGTCACACGGTCATGTTGCTTGACAATGTCGACCGTCCAAAAGTTAGAGAAGGCATCGCCAGAATTACAGGGCGAGCACCAGCTTTCATTTCGGCTGACATACGCAACAGGATTGCTTTGCGCTCTGTGTTCGAGCAAGGCGACTACGACGTGGTCGTTCACTGCGCAGCTTTGAAGGTGCTACCAGAGTCGTTGCGTTATCCGATTCAGTACTGGGACTCGAACGTTTCTGGCACGCTGAATGTGTTGTTGGCAATGGAGCACGCATCCTGTAAACGCATCGTGTTTGCATCGTCAGCGGCGGTCTACGAAGAATCAAGTCATCCACTGACGGAAATCGACAGAGTCGGCGCCACTAATCCGTATGGGCAAACGAAGCTTGCAGTCGAGCAAGTCATTGAAGCTGCAACAAAGTCAGCGCGCATGAAAGCTGTCACTTTCCGAATCTTTAACCCACTTGGGGCGGACGAGTCCGGGTTGTTAGCGGAACCAACGCTTGAATCTCCGACCGGAGTCTTGCAGCGGCTTTTGCTTGCTCGTCAAGGCCAAGGAGCCAGATTCATTATCAATGGCAAAGACTGGCCGACGCCGGACGGGACTTGTCTGCGGGATTATGTTCATGTCAGCGACATCGCTACCGCATTCCGTTTGGCAGTCGAAGAGCTACATGCTGACTTCGGCAGACTCCCTGACTATCTGTGTCTGAACTTAGGGTCGGAAACATCGACCTCGATTATCCAGCTTCTCAACGCAGTCAACGAATTACCGAACGGCCAGTTCATCGAAACGCAATTTGCGGAGCGCAGGCCCGGTGACATCGGCCGTGTTGTGTCTTCGAGTCGGCTTGCTTATGACTTTCTACGGTGGCACGCACAAAAACGTTTACCGACAATGGTTCGTGATGCGTGGCGAGTAGTGGAGAATCAATGCGTTACATAGCCGAGCTTGGACAAACACATGAAGGTGATATCGAAACTGCGATCGCAGGCATCGAAGCTTTCGCCTCAGCAGGTGCAACAGACGTCAAGTTTCAATGGCTAACACCGACCGGCATTGCCCGCTCCGACGCTCCACGGTACTGGGCTACTGGCGAAGATGAAGACGATCAGCACGACGTCTTTGCTCGGGGAGTGATTCCCTACACAGATTGGTCACCGATAATTCAAACGTGTCACGAGCAGGGAGTTGGTTTTCTGACGACGCCGTTTGACCTTGAAGCTGTTGGGGCGATGAAGGGCTACGGGCTAACCGAGGCCAAGATAGCGTCTGGCGATATCACCAACAGGATTCTGTTGCAGGCTGTAGCTGAGTCGATGGACCATGTTTTTCTGTCGACTGGTGGAGCGAACATCACAGAAATCCAGCACGCTTTGTCGATCTTCGAAAGCCATGACTGCGAGGTTACGTTGCTTGCGTGCACGCTCTCGTATCCGACGGAACCAGAAGCAGCGTACGTTGGGCGAATCGAAAGACTCGACGCAATGATCCAACGCATATTCGTTCGAGGTGTCGGATACTCCGATCACACTCTTGGTTTCTGGTCTGCTGGTGCGGCGACTGCGGCTGGCGCGATTGCGTTAGAGAAACATTGTTCACTTGGCGGTGACCCGGCTGTTTGCCCAGATCACGAGATGGCATTGTCGCCTGATGAGTTCGCTGAGTATGTGAAGCTGTCGAAGTACACGGCGCTTGCGTTTGCTGACTCTTCGTTAGAGACCAGTGAGGTCGAGCGAGCAGCAGTTCATGGGGCGCGCCGGTCGTTGGTCCTGACTCGAGATGTCGACGCTGGAGAGATTCTCGATGACCGAGTCGTAGTTGCTTTGCGCCCCGGCCCGGTTGATGACGAAGTTGGGGCGGGGCATCGGTGGAAGAAAGACACGACGGCATTGGAAGATTTAACTGCCGGGACAGTGTTGAGGTATAGCCACTTCGCTTGACTCTCCGATAGATGCCGACTATAATAGGCATTGGAAGGAGAAATATGGCAAAGAAGCTAAGCAACAAAGGCAAAGAAGCGCTGGCTTTCAAAGTCATGTGCGCCGCAG